CCGATTTCCTGGGCGTAGATCGAACGCACGTCGTAGTGGTTCTTCATCTCGTCCAGCTTGTCCACGAACACGCTCGACAGGAGAAGCTGATCAATGTAGATGATCTTCTCGTTGTGCTTGATGTTCTGGAGGTAGCTACCTTCCACGGCAATATCCTGGCCGGGAGTGTGGTAAGCCACGCCAGCCACGCCGCTGGTGGGGAACGAAGCCGACTTGCCGCTGGAAATCGTGCGGATCATCTGCTTGTCCTTCATCACGGTCGTCGTTTCAAACGCCTGAAGGACTTCGCCACCGAACACCTGGAGGAACAGCTTATTATCGTTGTCCCAAGTACCGGTCACGTTGTTAGCGCGACCACCGAAAGTAATGCTAGTAACTGCCATTGTATGGCTCCTTAAGTAACAGAATGCGATTGACAAGGGACAGCACAAAGCTGCCCCAACAGGGGGTTGCCTTTTCCGTTGACCGTTGTTGACAGCCGCAGCGAGTCAAAGACAGTCTTAGGGGGTTGGCTTAGGGTCTTTAGAAGTAGCTCCCTCAGGAGCCACATACCCCGCGTACCAACCCTCGGGTAGCGCGACGGTATTGGAAGACAGTTCCCATTCGGAACCGTTCCAAAAATAGACATGGCCCCGGACATCAGGGCCAAGCCTTACTAGATCATGGTCTGCCGGGTGGACGAACACGACCCGTGTATTGTTGCACCCGTTTAGAAAACCGGTCGTAGACATTGCCAGGACCAGCAGGGGCATCTTTCGCAAGCGTGCGTTCATTGGCGCGTTCCCATATCCGACAGACCAATTCCTTGATTAGGGCTTGAATGGCAACCACGATGGCTGCCCACATTCAATAACCCTTCTTCATCTGAGCGTAGGCTTCCTTGGACACCGTTGACTTAGACTTCGGTCTACTGGTGCCAGCCTTCTTGCGTCGGTTAATGTTGATAACCAAAGCGTTCTTCTTCTTCATATCAGCATCCCCACCTTTTTCGTGCGGCCATTCCTCGCTCACCCTTCCAAGAACTGCTACGAGCGCAGAAGGACTTATGGCGCGGATTGTCCTTATCCTTGGTAGGAGCCTTCAGGTTAGATCCTGTGGCCTTGTTGTACTTAGCCCGACCCTTGGCAGTGAGACCAGCGCCCTGAGAAACAGGAAGCTTTTCTCCTCGGCCAATCGAAAGGTTGGGGCTACGGCGGTACATTAGCTACCCTTCTTCATCGACAGACGAGCGCCGGTGTAGCCAAGGGCCACCAGGGCAGCAGTGACCATACCCAGGATCTGACCCCAAGGGCCTTCCATGGGGACCATACCGCTGGCCTGCACCGCGCCAATGGCAACGGCAATCAGGCTCATCCAAAATTCAGTCGTCTTGTATCCGGGCTTGGTTTCCATTGTTTACCTTTCAGATGCTATTGGAAGTTGCAACACGACGGGCCACCTCATCGCGGTATGCCGGATCGTTCTTGTATCGCGGATCGGACATGGCCTTGATCATTTCGGCAGTGCTGGCAAAACCAGACATCTTAGCCGGACGACCAGCAATCAGCTTTGGCTCATTGTTGTTAGCGACGAATCGGGCATGAAGACCCTGCACGGCGAACAACATCTGGCTGCGGTCACCTGACTCAACAGCCTTGTTGTACGCCAGAATCTCTTCCTCCTTCAGACTCTGGCGTGCCCAGTCAATGACCTTGTTGTACGAGTCCTTACCACCCACCGCAGACAAAACCTCTGCCTCGGCCTGGGTCATCACGGCCTGTTGACCAGCAATGAACTGATCAACAATGTCCTTACCGATGCCCATCTTTTGCAGCTGCTGGTACGACTTGTCGCTCAGCTTGCCGTTGGTGAAGAACTCCTGAGAGAACTGACTCAGCTTGTCCGAAGACTCAGCCACTTCAGCCTTGGGGTCAACATCGTCTTCCTTGTCCTCGTCGCCGGTCTTGGGATCAGCCTTAGAGCTCAGCTCAGCATACGCCTTGGCCAGCTCCTCAGGGCTGTTAAAGCCCTCAGGAAGCCACTCAGGGCGGTCCGTCTGTTCGGTCTCCACCTGCTCAGTGGTACCTTCAGCGGTGGGCTTGGTTGCTTGATCCTTGTTCATCGCTTCCTGCTGAGCAGGGCTGAGCGATCCGGTAATTTCAGGCTTGAATTCTACGCGGTCCATAGGTTCCTCACTGGGTTGGCGGCATCATAGCAGCCTGGGGCTGTTGTGCTGCTGCCATGTTGGGAGAAATAACACCTTCTCGGACAGCCCCGCCCATCTGATTGATGACGGCTGGGCCAAGTTTGTTGACCAGACCAGCGGCCATCGCCTGGTTGGACTCAGCGGCCTGTGCCTGCTCGTCCTTCAGGAGACCCTGGGGATCAATGCCAAGGGCAGCCGCTCGACGCGACAGGTATTCCTTGGGGTTGATGTACTGGGAGATGGCCTGAGGACCGAAGGTCTGGGCAATACCAGCAAGGAAAGCATCAAGCTTCACAAGGTCATTGCCACGGCCAAGGGCATCCACGCCGGTAATGACCACCGGCTTGACGAACTCCTTGGGAACCTTGGGCAAACGCTTGGCCTTTTGCATCAGGTCCATGATTCGCTTGACCAGCGGAAGCTGGAACTCCTGGGACAGGATGCTGTAAATGCCGCCTAGCTGCCTCTCAACCGCTGCGGTCGTGAGCCTGATTTCTTCGGCGGTAACACGCTCAGCATTTCGAATCGTAGACTCCGCAAGCAAGAAAGCATAATTAATTCGTTCACGAATCGAAGAGATCGCTTGCATCGCAATCCCGAGATCCGCCTGCTTTTGTAGCTGTACACATGTGACATCTGCTGCGTTACCCTCTCGGATAGCTCCATTAGGACTCTTTGCCAGTACGTCTGCACGGGTCATGCCGTTGGGGTTCACGAGGAACAGCACCTTGGCTGCCGCAGCGGAACCCTCAACGATTGCCTGGGTCAGGCCCTCAAGGCTACGGAGATCACCAAGGTACTCCTCAACGTAGCCACGGCCATAGCTCTCACCGTCCACGCGGTTCATACGCAGAGCAAGCCAAGGCAGGCTGCCCTCCTTGTACTTGCCACGGGTACTCTCAAGGACAATGCCCTTGATTTCCTGGAACGCCACGAACTCACCGTTCTCTTCGCGGTGGATGCAGGTGTACAGGTCAACGGGGGTGTCGCTCCCATTGCCGTTCATCTCGTCGCCACCAATGGCGGCATAGGCTTCTTCGCTCAACAGGTCCTGGGCAACAGTCTCCTTCACCACGATGTCACAGACATTACCCATGGGGTCACGCTTGATGACGTAGCGGTTCAGGTGGAACACCCGAATACCGTTGTCACCCAGGTGAATAAGGGCATTGCCAGTGACGATCAGGTGCTTCAGTGCCTCAAAGATCGCCGGTCGAATCGCCTTCGATTCAATCTCCTGCATGACCGAACGCTCAATGGAGCTCAGGGTCTGGTCGATCTCAGTGCGGTACTCATCCATACCACCCAGTGCGCGGACGGCCTCCTCATCCAGAACCAGACGGAAGAAGGGCTGGTTCGGGGGGAGGAGACTCATCAGCAGGCTGGCTGCCAAATGGTTAACGCCACGAGCGCCAAGGCCCTGGAAGGGGGTGGCGAACTGAGTGACGCTGGTGGCATTCTCGTCCGGCAGAAGCGTGGGAAGAGTAACGCGGGAACAGTCCCTGCCACGACGCAGGTACGAATCCCGGTCGCTTTCAAGAGTTGAGTACAAGCTTCGGGCAGAGTAGTTAGACATGGTTTTCCTTAGATAGACATACCGGCGCTAGAGCCCATGCCACCCAGGCCACCCAGCGGAATCGTCAGCATTGCCTTGCCCTTCTTGGAGGACTGCATCTTGGGTGCACCGGCCATCTCCATCGGAGAAGCCTGGGTAGAACCAGCCATGGGAGTCGGAGGGGGCGGCGGCGGTGGGGGAGGTGCAGGCATAGCTGGCATCTTGGGGGCGCTGAAGCACATGTTGTTTATCCTAGTTAAGTCTTCTTGATCACGTTATCAAACCGGGTTTCTTGCTGTCGATTGTAGACAGTCCTGAGAAACTCCACGACATACCGCTGACCACCGTAGTACCAAATGTACCGATCTTCCCAATGAAGCTCTGGGCAGCGGGGAGGGAAACGCTTTTCAAGGGACTTAATCAAGTCCAGAGAAAGGGGCGGGATGGGGTCTGTATCTTCCGGTGCATCCATAAAGTCACCTATTCAATATCCATAAGCATGGTGGTGAGCTCCTTCACCTGAGCTTCGTTCAGGTTTCTTCGGAGCTTACGCATAGCCCTTAGAGCAATGTCACGAACATTGCCTTCGGTAAGACTATCGCCACTCATTTCATTGTACATGGCAGTAACTTCGCCAAAGGAGCGAAGCTGTGGAATGCGGGAAATACTGTAATCGTTCTTGGCTGACATGGTGTTTCTCCTTAAAAGGGTTGAGTGAAGTCGGGCAGATCGTCAAGCTCCACGGGGAGCCGTCCGATTCTAATCATTTCCTGGGTGTGCATCAAGGCCCCGATGTTCCACCGTGCTGCTGCAAGGTGGTCCTCGTCGCGGTGGCCCATCATGAACTTGTTCATGTGGCGGATTGCTGAGTCATAGTAACGGGACAGGGGCTGACCCTTTTCCCAGTTCCTGTCTCCATACTTCTTGGCACCGAACTCAAGGTGCCGTGCATCACGCTCCATGACAAACGGGGACAGCAGGTCAAAGCGACCCTTACCATCTCGCGTATCCCGGCGGCTACCTGTGTCGAACTCTTCTCGCTTACCAGAGTCCTTGACACCATCGAACGCAAACTTGCTTACGGATTCCATTGCTTGATCTCCCCTGTCTTGAAGTCGTACTCCCCGTGCTGGAGGATATGAGCAACACGCGCTTGTGTCAAGGCATCCTCGGCTGTCAGCCCCGCATCCAAGAATGCAGCTAGCACCGCATCCCAAGATGGAACTACGTCCGTCCCAATGATCTTCTCCGCCTTCACCGGCCCCACCCCAGGACATCCCTTGTAGTTGTCCGTGGTGTCCCCCGTCAGGGTCTGAATGAAGTGGTTCCTGATGGCTTGCTGTGGGGTGACAGTGAACCTGAATCCCGTCCGTGGGTTGTAGTGTTCCCCTGGCAGTGTCTTGAAGTCCTTGTCCTCGGACACCATCACTGCCAGCTCCTTCTTGTTTGGGCTGGTGGCCAAGATCCCCGCTACGTCGTCCCCCTCTAAACGCGCAAATGCCGCACTCGCATACGTTTGAAGGGCATACTGGCGAACCTCTATAAAGCAGACAGGTTTGCGGGTAGTCGCCCGGTTCGCTTTGTAGTCGCTCAGGATAGTCATTCTGAAATTGTTCGGGCTGCTCAGGCACAGTGTGATCCTATTCGTCTTGAGGTTGTCCTTGATTTCCTGCACTGCAATGTCAAGCATCTGCTTGGCTTCTCGTGCGTCAGCGTGAAGAGTCCACATGTCATCACCCCAGTGCGTTGCCTTCTCAACAGCAGCACAGGCGTGGTAGATCAGAATGTCTGCGTCAATGAATGCGTGGATTGGTTTGGTCTTGCGGCTCAATCTTCAACCCCTCCAGCAGTGAGCAGCATACGGGCACACTCAACAAGCCCGATGCAGGAGTGGAACTGACCAACAGAACAGAACGTCATGTCCTGTGCTGACTTGGTTTTTGGTTGGCACCCAATAAACAGGAGCGCATCAAAGCGTGCTCCAAGGATTGCCAACAGCTCATCGGTTGTGTAGCGATTCAGTGGGTGGTGCGGATCATGCGGTTCCATAGTCTACCTTCTTTGCTTGCTTGAGGTTCTTCAACATGCTCTCCCGTGCAGCGGAGCCATGGGGAAACTTGTGGGCGGTGAGAATAATATCTGCTTGATAGGCTTTCTCCCTGAGCCAAGGTCTGATTTTCTTTACAAACTTTCTGGCATCAGGGCCGCACACTTCCCACCGATATGCGTTGCGCCTGGGTGCTTCGTTCTTGAACATTCTGATCTTCCCAAAACCGAACAGCTTTTGGATCTCACGTAGATGGTACGGCCAGCATGAGGTGATGTGCACACGGGCGGTCGTGGTCCACACGAGGCAGCCCTCGCCATCGAACAGGCCAGCAATGTAGGCAAGCTCGGTCTTCTTCATCAGTGTGTCTCCGCCCAGTTCTTACCCATGCGTGCCTCGCCAGCAAGCGGGCAGCGGAAGTTGAAGAACTCACCGGCCTTGGTGATGGCCTGCTTGGAATTGTCGATGAGCCAGTCAGCCTCACTAGGATCAACGCTGAACTGGATCTCGTCATGGATGTGGGCAACCTGCTTGGCGCTGGAACCCATGCGTTCAATCTCATGGTTGATCCCAACGGTTGCACGCTTCATCACCAGCGCACCGGCGGACTGGAGCAGGGTGTTCAGGGCAGCGTGCTCTGATCGAATGTTCAATCGCCTGCCATCAAGACCGATCAGGTAGCCACGGGACTTGGCCGCAGACTCGACAGCAGACTTCAGGGCTGCCAGTGCAGGGACCTTCTCAAGGAACTGCTTCTGCATCCGCTTGCCTTCCTTAGCCCCACCACCAATCAGAGAGCCAAGCTTGACTGGACCTGCACCGTAAAGGAATGCATAGATGAATCCCTTAGCAGCGTTGCGGGTAGGCAGACCGGCAGCCTTCTGGTTAGCCGTATGGATGTCGCCTTGCAACAACTCCTTGGCATAGTCACCATTATCCCACTTGGCCATGTAGTGGGCAAGGCATCGGAGCTCAAGACCTGAGGCATCACAACCAACCAGCACATGGCCTGGGTCTGAAAGAAAAAGCTCACGGCATTCCTTACCGTAGGGAGAACCGCAGGATGGAACCTGGGCCATGTTAGGACCACGGTGTGTACACCTGCCGGTCACTGCACCGTTGTGGTTCACGCTGCCGTAGATGCGACCACCACGCTCCACCTTGATCCAAGCCTCATCACCTTCGGCCAGCATTCCAATACGCTTCTGAAGTAGCAGGTACTGGCTGAGCTTCTTGGCAATTGGGTACTCAAGTGAGGACAGTACAGACTCATCTACCTTGGCCTCGCCCGATGGCGTGAAGTCTTCAGGCTCCCACCCGTGCATGGTCTTCAGAGCAGCTGCGATCTGCTGCCTGCTGGCTGGATTAAAGGGGATCTCCTTGATCTTCGTCTTCATCTGAATGATGGTGGGTGGAACGGTGGCAACCAGATCCTGGTTAATGTCCTCACGCTCAGACGAGAGCTTGGCATACAGGGCGTTGGCCTTGTCCTTGTCAAAGGCAAACCCATTGCGAACCTGCTGTGCAATGCACTCAGCAAAGCTGTGCTCAAGGATCAGCGCCTCTTCAGCACACTTCGGCATCAGGTGCTGATAGAGCTCACGGGTAACCACGATGTCCTGCTTGCAATACTCAGCAAGTTGTGGGGTGAACTGAAGGTTCTTCCAGTCAGTGACTTCACTACCGAACTCATTCTTCAGGTGACCAAGCCGGTGACCCCAAGCCTTGAGTGAGTGGCTGCCGATGAACTCCTTAGGAAATCCGCTGGTCTGCCAGTCACTGTCCTTGATGTCAGGGCTGGTCAGGCGGGCCATCACCAGGGTATCCCGAACGCAACCGCTGGGACCCTTCCAGTTAGGGAACATCTTCTTCAGAACCGGGATGTCGAATGCAATGATGTTGTGACCAACGATCTCGTCTGCATTCTGAAGCTCAATCAGCGCAGCTTCGATTGCATCCTTGTCGCTACCGTTGACAACAAACTCCTTGTTGTCATAGCCAATACCAAGGCAGACAATCCTGCTGACACTATCCAGCAGGCCGTCACACTCAATGTCAAAATAAACTCGGTGCATTGTTCTCTCACTGTTCTCTGGCCTCAAGCTCTTGAAGCTTGTGGGCAGTTCGGTTGTATCGCTCACGTAGCATTGCCGCTTCGGCGGAAACCTCCATGAGCTTGGAGCGTACACTAACCAGCTCTGCCTTAGCTGTCAATAGGTCAAGCTTACAAATTCGCAATTCTTCTTCAACGGTCTTGAGTGTTTTCCACATGTCTGTGTTGTCCATTTCAATTCTCCTTGAAACAGTCCCACCCCTTTATCTTTGCGTACTCCTCTGGGGTTGTT